TCCTGTTTATCCAGAAGATAATGGATACGATAAACCTAAAAATCCTTACAGCCAACACTAATGTTAAAATTGTGCGAAAATCAATTTGACTCTATTGGGTATTGGCACAATCCCATTGCTAAATTAACCTTTATACCAACAGCCGAAGACATTGACCTGTTTGATCAAAATGGTTACGATCTAACACACATTGAACAACACTATGCAAGCAGTAATGGTGCAGACTTTGCCGCTCACCGAAAGCACATTGTTGCACTCAAGAAGCCATGGTTCGTACAAAATAAGTCTTACATAGAAGGTGCTGTGTTAAATCACAGCTTGCTATTTGAACGCAAGGCCTACGCTGGCAAAGCACTTGAACAATTGCAATACTGGGCCCGAGAACTTCCACTGCTACACAAAGTAATTGCAATGCGTCCAAAGTGGGGACTAGACTTCTCTATGGATTATGCTGATCGTGAAGGCAATGCTTTTGAACTGCTACACTGGGAATGGGATAGCTTTGACTACGATGAAATACAAGACGTTAAGTCCCGTGTGGAACCCATACTACTAAACATAGACTGGGCAGATGCGGCCCGGGTCTTGCTTGCTCGTAAAAATGAATGGTTTGGACTTGATTTCTTTGCACAAAGCGATTGGAAGTGTAAATACTTTGGTATAATTAAAGAACGTTTCAAAATGGTAATTTGGAACTAGCAGAACCCACCTTAGGGCCGTTTGACGTAAACGGTTGAGCAATGAGAGCGTATGCTGGATTTGCTAGGCGTCCGCGCAATTGAACTGCACCGCGTAGTGTGCGCCGTATAAAGTAAGCGGCACTAATAATATTAGGCTACTCCTGTCTTTTCGGGTGCATAAATATTTGTATGAAAATACACAATATATACGAATCCTGGTGCACAGAATATCACACTTCATATGACGAATTTATGGACGAGTCTTCGTCTGTGTGGCGAGATAGGCTTGTCAATAGAGGCTTGATTATCCTTAAAGGTTTTGGCCCCGATTTAACTGACAAGCAGTTTCACAACATTGCCAGCAAGTTTGGCACACTATGGACCGTTGAAGATTACCGCCATGGTTCGGGTAAATTTGATGTTACATTAAACAAAGAAAACTTGGCTACACCTACTAGCTATTTTAAAACAACAAACAACCATTGGCGCGACACTGAAATGTTTTATCATGCAGATATGGCACACATTGGAGAAAAGAGTTTTCCAGCTCGCTCGCTTTACATGGTACGTACTGCAAATGACAACAGCGGTCAAACTGAATGGCTAAATTTAGAAGTTGCATACGATCAATTCACCGAAGAAGAACGTGCATATTACAGTGATGTTAAGATTTTCCAACACTTTATGTATGCACCCGGAACTGGTATCACTGAATATCCTTTCTTAAAGACCAATCCATACTCAGGCAGAATTAGTCCTAGAATGAACTGCTACGGCAAGGGCAAGACTTGGATTCATCATGTTACAAAGGGCGGCGAGGAAGTTATCCAGTTCCGTGAGTTTATGGAAAAGATCTTTCGATTATGCGAAAGCAAGCCCAACTCATTGTACAAGCACAAATGGGAAAATGGTGACATGCTGATTTATGATAACTGGAACAGTGTACATCGTCGTGATGTTGTAACGTTCCAACCCGGTGAGCCAGACCGACTGTTAAAACGACTATCTTTTAACATTTTCAAGACTTGACAAGCACCAAAAAAGGTGCTATACTATGCGTATCAAGTTAACACTCAAGGTTCAAAATGAGTATGCATTTAGAAGGTCCATGGCTCAGTACTACTGGCAAGCGCAAGGGTAAGAAAAAGTTTGCAAGTGCAGAGCAAGCCAGAAAAGCTCGCGAGTTAGATGCTGAATGGAAAGAGCTTCAAAAACGTTGGGGTGTTGAAGCAGAAGATAAAAAGCGTACTCGTGCCCTTGCCGCAGAACCATATATTGCCCCAAAACAATACCATCGCGGCGCAGAACAACCGCGTATTGCCAGTTTAAATAGTGCCGGTGGTAATGCAACATTATCGGCGCCTAAGGTATATACTGGTACAAAAGTAAAGGGTATTGCAACCATGCATAAATCAAATGCTGTTCCAGTATTTTCTGATCAAGAAGCAGAAGATATTAGTCGGATGCGTCGATAATGCGTGACATGGTAATTCGAGAATGTCATCGTTTAGCAGAATTACTAGGCGAGGAACTTGATTCTAATTGGAATAATATGAGGAATATGATGAAGACTAAACTTATAATTGGTATTGTTGCAGTATTAGCATTAAGTGGTTGTGCTACACGAACTGGAACTGCTATTGTAGCAGGTACCGCTGGTATGGTTATTGGTAATGCAATGGCTCAACCTAAAACTGTAGTTGTTTATGATGCTCCAGTTATTCATTATAATTGTGCTCATTATTATACTCATAGCGAAAGAGTAGCATGCGAGCGTGGAGTACGACAGCGTTATTATGAAGAACAGCGCCGCAGAGATAATGATGCTTATAGACAGGGTTATGGTCGATAATCCAACTTTGATTATCGATAATATAGGGCTATTTAATTGTAGCTAAAATACAACAAAAGTATACAGAAAATAGCTGGTTTTAGCTCAAAAAACCCCAAAAATCTGGCTCAAAATGCTTAAAAACGGTTGACTTCTGGTCCAGATCGCCGTATAATACATACATGAACAGCAAAAAGCCAACTACACAACGCAAGCGCCGTACAGATCGTAACCATGCAATTTACGAGCTGTTTTGCGAAGCAACAGGTGAAAGCTACATTGGTATCACTGTAGTTGATGGTACTGCATTGGGTTCTGTGCGTGGACGTTTTAACCGTCACTTGAGCCGTGCTAACACAGAAAGCAAGAACTGGAACTTGTGCGAAGCACTTCGTACATATGGCTAGAAGTGGTACGCGGCAAGACAGCGGCTCATGCTCGTGAGCGTGAACTGATTGCTGAACTGCAACCTGCTCTTAACACTCTTTAAAAGGAAACACTATGTCTGATTATGCTATGTTCACTGATGCTGGCAATGCCGCAGTTAAAGACATTGTTGCATTGGTTAAACGCCAAGGCCTGAATTGGGGCATTGCATACTCCATGCTTTCAGCACTAAGTGAAGACGAACGTTTCAGTGAAGCCACTGATACAGCAGTTCGCGAATGTGTTTACGATGCTTGTGGTTTCAATTCCCCCTTTTACATTTAAGGAATAGTTATGTTTGATCAAGTTACTAAAATTGAGTTTAACGGCAAAACATATAATCAGAAACATGGCAATGCTTTTGATCGTGGTTCAGCTGACAGCTATTATGGACGCAATCGTAACCCGCACAAAGGTGGGGTTGGCGGTGACAGCGGTCCACGCATTGATGATTTGACAGCATTTGAAATTGAAGCATACCACGCTGGTTACGACTACAATGAACAGCATGGCGGAAAAAAGGATTACGATTGATCCGCGAATATTGTGTTATCAATGCCACACACGATGAATTTCACAGGCGTGTGGCAGAATTGCTAGCAGACGGATGGCAACCTCAGGGCGGAGTTGCCATTGTTCGCGAATATTTGACACAACCCACTACCTACTACTTTCAAGCATTTGTACGCTGATTGTTGTAAAAATAATAAAAATGTTATCCAAAATTGTAAATGTTTGTAGACAATTGTTATAAAAGTTGTTACAATCAGCGCAGTACTAAATTTTTATGCACGGGGCATCAAAGTTAGTACTAGCGGTTTATACTACTGAAGTGCTTGTTAGTACATGAGCAGGTCTAAATGTGTTATTGGCCGCGTTAAGTACTATTGGAGGCACTTAAATGAAACGGACAATTTATTTCGACAGCACAAACAAACAATTTAGTGTAGATGCACTAATTGCAATCGGGGAAGTCACTGACGGCTCTATCAACATTGTTGATTCATGGCCAGGGCTCATGAGTTTACTTTGTCAAGAGTTATGCATTGATACAGATTCTGAAAATGATATCATATTGGTAATTTTTGACAAAGACGCACTATTGTTCCCAGGTACTACTATAAATGAAATCGTTGATGCACTAACAACAATTTCCACAGTAGCAGGATCAAAAAAAGTTAGTGTGGGCATTTTGGTAAACGATAAATGTGAACAAAAGTTCATTCAAGATCTAAAGAAAAGCAACATAAGCGGCATTGTTCCAAACTACAGCAGTTTTGGTAATGCCGATTTCTTTGACGCACTAAATGTACTTTTGTCGGGGGCAACGCACTGGCCTGAGGAATATATTGTACCCAAGGTCAAAGCGTCTACACGAGCCACAGTGGAATATGGTATTCGACTCACTAACCGTCAACGAGAAATTATGGCCCTGGTTTCAAATCGAGGACTAAGCAATAAAAAAATAGCACAGATTTTAAATATCAGTGAAAGTACTGTAAAAGTACACATCAGTTCTATTTTACGAGCATATGGAGTACGTAACAGAACACAATTGGCATTGTCGGGACAAAAAGGATTGCGAGCGTAGGCAACACTTTTATTATTCAATAACCTATAGTTGTAATGGCTATAGGTTATTTTTTAGCGGTACCTTCTACCACTGACGCACAGACTAATACTTTTGCCGCTGAGTAATAGTCACTTTTTCCTTTAACTAATTTTGTACAACGGCAGAATCGAATCTGTTGTTGAACAATCCTAGGCAAACATACAGCCTAGAATTTTACTTTAAAGGAAAATAAAATGGCTGATATGCTAACAACTGATCCCTTCTTCGCTTTGACAAACCAGGTAGCTGGTGTACGTGAAAAGGTTTCTGATTCAATTTTTGAAAACTACAAACTACAAGTCGCTCAAACAAACGACATCAACAACCGCGCCATGCAAGTTGCATTGCACGACTCAACAGAACTAGCAAACATCAAGCAAGAAATTGCTAACAGTACGCTACAAACAATGTTGGCTGCGGCTCGTACAGATGCGGCAATCGGTGCCACAAGCGCCGCTAACCAACGCTTGGTAATGGAGCAAGCCGAAGCTACTCGTCGCTTGATCGTTGACTTGAACACACAAAACTTAAACACAGCATTGATCAACACAAACACAGCATTGACTGGTTTGGGCGTTCAATTCGGTGGCTTGGGTCTTGCTTACGGTGGTGCAGTTAGTGCTTACCAAAGTGCAAATCAATTAAGCGCAGTAAACGCATTACAAAGCGCAATTTCTAGCCAAGGTCTAGTTAACACAGGTACTATGACAGGTACCACACAAACTTCTACACCTACTAGCATTAGTTAATTAGGAGGACTCTATTATGTATAGATCCGGTATTGTAGGTCTTGGGTTTGGAGCACGTCGTGGCTACATGGGCGCAGGTATTGGTTATCCATACGGCGTACTAGGTGGCTGGGGCTATCCAGGTTATGGTTATGGTTATGGCTACGGTTATCCGGGCTTTGGCTATGGCTACCCAGGCTATGGCTATGGTGGCTACTACGGTGGCATATCAGGCGGCTTGTTATAAAATGAGCACATGGGTTGGCTCACAAGGTCAACCCATTTTTAAGGAGTAAAAATGTTTTCAGGTTATTATTATCCATACTACAGAAGTTTTGTATATCCTATGCCATGGAGCTACAACACCAGCAATGTCATTGGCAGTGCAGTGTCTAATCAAGACTTTGTAAACACAGGAACCGCAATCGGAGTAAACCAAATTTCTACTCCCACAGTTATATGGTGATCAAATGTACACTGTAACACATACCATCACAAAAGAACAATACGTTAATGGCAAGCTAGTTAAGCCAATGGCAACTGAATCATTGCCAACTGTGGTCATTAACGAAAAAACTATGACGTTTCGCATGGACAATCGAACTTTATGGACACGTTATAGTTTAGGCATGATTAACTTTTCAGTTGCATTGTACGGCAACATGGGCAGTGAAAATGTTTTAGAAAATTTAAAAAAAGCGGCTGCGGCGTGTGGTGACTACTTTGCACCATATTATGGTTTCAATGCCGCAAAAAAGATCAGCAGCCTGCTGGTTGTTATTGCAGTCAATGGCAGTAAGGTTGCTGAAGCACTTGAAGCCAAAAGAGATATTGCGGCTTATGAAACTATTTGGGACAAACAAATTGACGAGCTAGCCACTTACTTAAACGAGCTTAACCCTCAGCACTGGCCCAAGGATACACTGGCCGAAATGTTTATCAATTTGACAGCATTGTGGGTTGACGACTTTCGTGCTCGTCTAAACAAAGACTTTGTAGCTGATTCAATCGCACTTGATAATATTGTCAAGGTGGCTGTCTCGGGTATTCCTAATCACATTAACAAAGGTTATACCAGTATTGCTGATACAATTAGCCGAGGCATCATTGCACAGTCGCCATTGGAATTTGCGAACTAATATTATGGCAGTACTAAGCTCAAGCAAAGATGTAGAACTAACTGACTTGGAAACGCATGTTGCGTTATGTGCTCAGCGCCGTATAGCAACCGACTTACGAATTGAAAGATTAGAAAACAAACTTGCACTAGCCGATGAACGCAACGACCGTGTGCGTAATATTTTACTAGGTGGGTTCATTTCGTTGGCTGCTGGTATTGCCGGTACAATATTTGCCGTACTATTAAAACATGGATTGCTATCATGACCAATGAACAATTAGCAGAACAGCAACGCCTGTCAGAAATATTAAAGCTGGCTCGTATGCAACTCAACGAAGAATACATGAAACAGCATTCCATAGCACATACTGCTTGGATTACTGGAGCACGAACAGCATGGACTACTACTGGTACACTACTTCCATTTACTACCAAATTTGTCTATCCCACAGAAGAAGAAGTAGTTGCTCGTGGCGTTGAAATTTACAACAGACTAACACAAAAGCCTGTTGCACCTGTTGCGGCACCGGTGCCTGCAACTATACCGGTTATAACAGCAGAGCCAGTGGATATAGTTGAAGCTGTTGAGATTGAGCAAACAACTGAACTGTTACAAGCAGGCGGCGATTTTTTCATTGCCGAA